CCCGCCAGGAATCAGGATGTCGCCGTTCTCTTCGGTGCCGAAGGTGATGATCGACGTCACCGTCTCCGTGGTCAGGTTCTCGGAGAGAATCAGCACATTGTTTGAGGCGATGTCTGCCGCCTCGATGTTCAGGAACTCATTCGTCTCGTCCACGGAGGCCGTGAACTTCTCGTCGGTGATGGCCGCCGCGATGCCTTTCAGCACCGTGAGCGTGTCCGCCGCCGTCGGGCTATAAGAAAACACCGCGCCATTGATGGCTACGGTGTAAACACTCTCTGTTCCGAGGGACGCGATTTTGATGCAGGCACGATTGAACGACGTACGGCCGATTTCTCTCGTGTCCGTGATACTCAGATAGGTTGTCGGGTTCGTCGCGGAGGAAATCCTCGTACCGGCGGCCAGCTTCGTGCCGTCCTTGCCCGTACAATGAATCGGGTAATACGACTTCGCTGCGGCCTCACGGGTGGAGCCGCCGTACTGTGCGGCGTTGTCGAGGCTTCGGCCCTCTGCAGTGGCCGGGTACTGTGAGAAGTACACCGCTTCGCCAAACTCCCAGAGGTCAGCGATGGCGTCGGCCACATTCGTCAGCAGATGGTTCAGCAGGGACTCAGGGTTCTGGCGCGTGTTCACGCCCCATTTCTCCGACAGCCCCGAGTGCATTTCTTCCAGAATGACATCCAGCCGCTTGATATTCGGCCCCTGCGGGGTCAGGCCATAATCAGCCATACAGCGTTACCTCCTCTCTAAACGTGTCCTCTCCCACGGTGACGGTGTAGCGGAACGTCGCCGTTCGCTTTGCCATGTTGTAATCGACCGATGTGACCGTCGCCGCTTTGACCTCCTTCACTTTCAGGATCTCGTCTCTCACGAGCGTTTCAATCTTGATGGTGTTCGGGTTCTTGATGAACACTTCCTCGAACCATGGGAAGCCCAGCTCAGGGCCGAGCCGCCACTCGTCATAAATCCAGCGCAGCCGAATCATTACGGCCTGTCTGACGCTCTCCGTCGTGGAGATGTCGCCATTCTTGGAGATGGCAATATCGCCGTCCTCATTCAGTCTGATGTCTAACACGGTGAATACCCCCTCCCAGAAGTAGTCTGGAATCGCCAGAAATCACCCAGACGGTGTCGTAGCGCCTCATGGGTGTAGATTGTTGCTTTCGCCTGAAAACTCGTAGCGGCCTTCTACGGGCCTAATACGACAGGCTGCCGGTCACAGTCAGGTTGCCTTCAACGGTGACTTCGGGCGCAGAAATCGTCACGGAGCCTCCCTTGACGGTCAGGCGGGTTCCCTTCACATCGACGATGACCGCATTTTGGGCGCAGGCATCCGCGACCACGGGGTTCCCTTGGGCGAACAGGCCGGGAATACAAATCGCGTTCGTCATGTCGAAGGCCAGATCCGTGCTGGTTTCCTGCCCGTACTGCCAGTAGTCGAGGCTCTGCTCGGCCACCACCAGAAGGCAGCTATCTCCGGGCTTGACTGGAAACGCAATCGTTGCGCCCTGTCCTGCCCTTTGCGGCGTCAAAGCTGACGATCCGCCCCGGCATGGCCGTATGGATGCCGCGAAGCCCACGTTGGACGGTGTTCTGGATCTCCTGCACAAACTCCTGCATCATTACCCCTGCACCTCCATGAGCCGCGCCGTACACGTCCAGTCACCGGAGATATTGTCCCCGGCCTGCGTCAGCTTGGCGACGCGGAAATAACCCGTGACGGTCTTGCTCTCCAGCTTCACATAGTCGTCAATGTGGATGGCCCCGTTCAGGAAGAACTCGACCTCCCACCCGATGCTGGTCTTATTGCTCGTTTCGGAGTTTGCCTCGGTGACGCGGGCAGGGATGCCCAGCAGCCCAGAGTCCTCAGAGAGGACGAAGACCTCACGGCTCATGACATCCCCCGGCTTCTTGACCTGCATGACGCCGTTCTGCAGACTCCACACGAGGCCGCAGCAGGCGCATCCCTTCGTCATAATATCGCGGGCGAGGCCGACGAAGCTGAATCCGTTGGCGATGTCGGCAAACTCAGCGTTGTACGAATACGTCACCGCCACACCCATCTGATTTGCCACATCGTCGAAGATGGTCTTCCAGTTCACCGTGCCCACATACGAAATCGTGACGTAGGTATCGCGGATCTCGACGAGGTTGTCTACCACCTCAATCTCCGTCTTGCGGTCTGCGCCGTCATGGGTCGTGACGCAGTTTGTGACGATGCCGGCGAAAATCAGCGGCATACGGCTTCCGTAGCCCGCCTTCAGGGACAGGACGCAGTCCTTTTCGTCCAGAGTGGCAAGGTGCTCCTTGTTCAAGTTCCAGACGGTCACGCGCCCCGTGTTCTGCGTTTCAAGGTCGGTGCGCTCAATGGAGAAATTGATGTGCAGCGGGACGGGCTGGCTCTTCGACTTCTCGCCGATCTCGAAGCCCATGCCGCCGGCTTTACCTGCAGCCAAGCGATACTCTCTGTCGAAGTTCGCAGACATCAAAATCCCCCCTCTCGTTTTACAAACGACTTTGCTCAAAAAGCAAAATCACGAAAAATAAGCAAAGAAAACGCGCTCGTGCGTTTGCAAAACGCACACCAAATATATTTACTGGTTAGGTTAGATTACGGTATAGGTTACGGTTACGGTTACGGTTACGGTTATGCGTGGACTGTCCTCGGATTTCATGTGTGACCGTCCCACGGAGCGTCCGCGGACAGTCCGTAGGACGGATAGAAAAGTGGGTCAGTCGCTATCTTCCGCAGGACAGAATACGAAGCTGGCCTTCCCGTCGAGAAAATCATTCCTCCCGATGTGCTCCAGCTTGGTCATCACACCGAAAACACCGCTCGGCAACGCGGTCACGCCGTAGAACAGGTTCACGGGGAACCTCGGCACAATCTTGATGCCGATGACGATAGGCTGACTCTGCGTGTCATAGAGGCCAAACTTCCAGAAGCCGCCGCGGTCGTTCCATGTGAACCGAATCAAATATGCCTTGCCGTTCAGAACGACGCGGCTCATGCTGTCATTGAGGTCTGGGACTTCGATGATTGTATATTCCATCTCGTTTCCCTCCTCATGAAATCAGGCCGATTGACTTTGCGGCACCATAGAGGATGCTCGACTTGCTGTTGCCAGAGCTGCTACCAGAGCCGCTACCAGAGCCAGAACCCGAACCGGAGCCACCGGAGCCTGAGCGTCCGCTGCTCCCGCTGGACGTGTTGGCCGTGCCTGCAGAAGCGGCGGTCGCACCGCTCTTGCCGTAGCTGGCGGGGATGGTCGCCGTCCGCGCCGTCGTAATGCGAATCTTGCGGAACGAAATTGGGATCTCTCGGGCGTAGCCTACCTCGGCACTCTTGCTGATGGTCAGGTTCTCAATCGCCATGCTGGTGTAGGTGGCGTCGCTGGTGACGATTGTGACCGGCTCGGCGGCGTAGTACAGCTCCTCCAGCCGCTTTGTGACCTGCTCAACACGGCCACGCCCGCTGTGGCTTCTCCATGTAACCGGAGTATCGGTGACATAGAGAACCATGTTCAGCGTTTCGGCGCCGTGGATGATCGCGTCGCTGACGGAGAAGCCGCTCTCAACGGCATACTCAGGAACGGTAGCCTCGTAGCCATGCTCCTCGCTGATAAGCGCGTCGAACTCGATGCCTGCAATGGTGACAGGTCTTTTTGCTCTTGCCATCTACGTCACCTACCTTGCATACGCGAGGGCGCGGGCCATCTCGCCCGTAGAGTCGCCTGCGGCCTTATCCATCGCCGCTGCGGACTTCTGCTGGCCGGCACGGTCGCCCTCGAACTTGTTGTTGATGTTCACGTTCTGCACGACGCTCTTGCTGACGCTGTTGCTGCCCATAGCCGTCCGTGCCGTGGTGGGGCTGGCTACGTTGGCCTGCGCCATGATGGACATATCGCCCGTCAGAGCGCCGAGGGCGTCGCGTACCTTGGCCTTGCCCGCGCTGATGCCCTTGGTCATCAGGTCGATCATGTCGGGCATATAGGTGTGGAAGTCACTCAACGGGCCTTCATCCGGTTCGGAGAAGCCGAGGAAGCCCTTGATCTTGCTGGCGACGCCGGAGACTGCCTCTCCGACCTTACCGACCGCGCCCTTGATGCCCTCGACAATGTTGTTGATGATATCAGCACCCCACTGCAGGGCCTGAGCAGGCAGACTCTTGATCCAGTCGATAGCGGCGGTGAAGCCGGTCACGATGCTGTCCTTGATGTTTCCAATCGTGCCGGTGATGCCCGACAGGATATTCGTAAACGCCGTCGTGATGGCCGTCCAGATGTTTGTGGCGACACCGGATATGAACTCCCAGATCGTCGAGAACACCGTGGAGATGGTCTCCCAGACGGCGGAAACCGCACCGGACACCGTCTCTTTGATGTCGTTCCACACGCTGGAGAAGAACGTGCTGATGCCTTCCCAGATGCTCGTGAAGAAGTTCCCAATCGACGTGAAGATGTTGACGAAGAAATCCTTGATGGCCGTCCAAATGCGAATGGCAAAGGCTTTGATTTTATCCCAGTTCTTGTAGAGCAGGATGCCTACGGCAATCAGGGCCATAATCGCCAGAATCACAAGGCCGACAGGGCTGGACGCGAACGAGATCACCGCCGAGACGCCTTTCACGACCGAAGTGACCGTTCGCACCACGGCGATGACCGTCTTGACGGCAGCTACGACGCCTATGATGACGGCGATGATTTTTGCGATGGCTTCGCCGACCTTCACCCACTTATCTGTGTCGATGTTACCGTTCGCAAGCTGGTCGGCAAGGTTTGCGAACTGCGGGGCGATTTTATCTATAATCTTGCCGATGGCCTCGAACACCGTCTTGATGACGCTCCAGATGCCTTGAAAAATCGGGATCGCCACATTTTTGATGCCCTTCCATACGGCAGTCAGAATGGTCTTGATGTTCTCCCAAATCTTGATGATGTTGGCGCGGAACTTATCCACGTCAACGCCCGCCCTTTCAAGCAGGTTGCCAAGGAGGGAGTTGTTGCCCCGCATGAAGTTGATGAAATCCTCCACCAGCAGAGCAACAATGATGATTTTTGCCGCCATCAAAAGAGCTTCTTTGTTGACTCCCTTTAGCCCCTTGATGATGGCTGCCACACCACTTGTAATCTTGTCGAACTTGAACGCGAATAGTAGTGCGCCTGCCGCAATAGCCAGTAGTTTCAGCAGATTCCCAGATCCGCCGAGCTTGTCGTTGAGCCATACGACTGCATTTCGGACGCGGTTCATGACGCGCATCGCTGCGTCGGAGAACTTCACCATCGCATTGGCGATAGTGTTCGTCACTCCAAGCGTACTGTCCATCTGCGTCAGCCAGAGTCCCCATTCGCTTCGGATGACGGTCAAGGCGTCTGTGATTCTGTACTGTACGCCTCCAAACTTTTGCTCAATGGTGTTGGCATTGTCTACGAACGCAGCCTTCAGATCTGCGACCGTCATAGTTCTGGACGATGCCATCTCTTCCAGCTTGTCGGAGGTCGTACCGAGCTTTTTGTTAAGCAATTCTACCGCTTCGGGTGAACGCTCCAAAAGCTGGCTGATTGTTTCGCTGTCAACATAGCCCTTGGCAAAGGATTTGTTGATTGCCTCCATAAGGCCGGCAATATCTTCATTCGTCTTACCAGCAGACTTAAACAGCATTGTTGCTGCATTATTGAATTTGACCGCTTCGTCGATGTTGCCAAACAGCTCTGGGCTTTCGTGCACGAGGTCGGAAATCACTCCTGCAGTTTCCGCATAGCTGCTTCGCGTTTGCCGAGCAGACTCCATGATTTTCTTCTGAATCTCAGCTTGGTCTCCGAGCGCGGCGGTTGAGTTCTTGACCTGTTCATTGACGCGCCCGAACTCTTCCACGAGGGCGTTGATCTTCGTCAGGCTGAACCCGATGCCGATTGCACCGAGCAGCTTCGTCGCCGTGCTCTTGATGCTCTTGATGGAGTCGTTGACCTTTTTGACATCGCCTTCGCGTACTTTGAAGCCGACCTCGTTGATAAACTTCGCAATCGTCACGAACAATCGCCCTCCTTTCATGGCAGATTTGATCGCTCCGTGTTGACCGTGCCGCTCAAAGCTGATAGAATATCACTCATAAGCCGCAAGGCTATATTTCAGAGAGGAGCACACGATCATGGCAAACACGGTTCTCGCCGGTGATTACAGCGGCCTGATTTCGTTCAAGGGCGACAAAAAAGGGCTTCTCATTACCGAGAACAAATTCTTCGGCGCAAAGAAGACCTTCATCAACAAGACTACCGTAGACCACTACGAGCTGGTCATGCAGGAGGGCAATTCCAGCATGGGCAGCGGTGTGGCCCGCGGCGCTGTTGGCGCAGCACTCTTTGGCGGAATTGGCGCCATCGCTGGAGCTAACTCCGCCAAAAAGAACAGCGATTACACTGTCTCGATCATCTTCAAAGACGGGACTAAGGCTTTGTGTTCTCTTGACGCTGACAACTACAAAGCCCTCGTCCGCATCATGTACTGAGGCGCAAACGGAAAAGCTCGCTCCTGCGTGGAGCGGGCTTTTTATCTGCCCATTTCGGCCTGCATCTCCTCGGCTTGGAACCGCTCGATGTCCCTGTCCATGCTATACAGCGCGTACAGTTTCAGGGCTTCGTCGAGGGTGTAGGCTTCGTCCAACTCGGACTTCGTGGCAATACCCGCTTTGATAAGCGAGTACATTCTCAGCTCAAGCTCGCTGAAACGTCCGAAGTCGAAGTCTCCCCATTTTCGGATGTCGGAGTCCCCTTCCGCAGCTTGTCGATAAGGCTGCCAGATCGGATTCCGACTCTCTTGAAAAAACCCTTGAAGTTCAGCTTGATAACTTCGTAGCACAGGATGAACATATCCTGCAGTTCGCCGCAGAACACCTCGTCGGCAAGGTCTTTATCCAGAATGACGGTGTTTCCGTCGGTGTCCTCGCCCTGAACGCTGATATTCTGCTGGTCGATCAGCAGTCTGCGCATCATGCGTTCAACCTTGTCGCCGGAAATCGTAGAGAGTGCGCTGCTGATGGCAGGCATAGCCTCCTCGATGTCCATGTCCAGCGGGTTCGCTGCGGCGTCAGAGCCGCCGTCTCCCGTGTCGAGGCCGCCAAACAGCGGGGCGATGCCCGCCAAAATCGGGGACAGCAAGGCGGCCAGTTCACCGCTGATGTTCGCCGCCGCAAAGGCGCCGAACGGGCGGATATAGAACGTGTTCTCCCCGATGGCCTTCTCAATCGTCTGCATTCTTCTCATAGTTCATAACCCCCTCGTTATGTACGGTAGAGGCCGCCCTTGACGGAC